TCACGAAACGCGCAGGATAGGTCTGTCTAGGGGAAGGGATACTCCGGCCCTCAGCAGATTTGCGCAACAAAGCCTGTTCACATCATCCCTGTCACCGAGGGCCGGGGCCGTGGCGGCCTTGGCAAGGTTCTGGCCGGTATCCTGCTTGTGGGCCTTGCGGCCTTCGGTGGCCCGCTTATGGCAACGTCGCTTGGTGCCGGTGGCATGACTGTTGGCACTGTCGCCGGTCATCTGGGCCTTGGGCTGACCATGACCGGCGTTGCATCCATGCTGACGCGTTCACAGGAGGCCGGTCAGTCCGACCCGTCCTATACGATGGCAGGCCCGCAAGTGACCCTTCGAGAAGGCGGGATTGTCCCTATCGCCTATGGGGAATGTGTCGTCGGTGGCACGATGATTAGCGGCCAGTTGATTATCGAGAATGACGTGACTTCCGGCCCGGTGGATCAGCCTACAACCGTGCTGCCCTTCCTAGGCACCTGATGTGCCAGCGCCGCCGCGCCTCTGTTCCTGTGGTGCTATCGTCCCGGCTGGTGCGCTTTGCGCCTGCCAGCGCGCCACCATTCGCGCCCGCAAGCGCAGGCATGACGCAAAGCGCCCGAACAGCCGCCAGCGCGGCTATACGCGCCAATGGGAAGCCCTGCGGGCCGAGTTCCTGCGCCTGCACCCGGTCTGTGCCTTCTGCGGTGATCCCGGCGAACACGTTGACCACATCAAGGCGCACAAGGGGAACCCGGCGCTGTTCTGGAACTGGAACAACCTGCAAGCCCTCTGCGAACACTGCCACAACAGCGTCAAGCAGAGGCAGGAGAAGAGAAGTGACAAAGGCTCTGATTCACTTGGAGCACCCGAGGACTAGCTTCCCCATACGGCATTAAACGCCGTTTCCGTTCGAATGACCTTTAGTGATGGGCAATGATCATGCCCAACGTGCTTTCTGATCTTGTCCCGACAAGTGGCCATGCGCTTCTCCTTGGTAATTACATTCATGCAATTGCTTGCTTTAGCTAGAGCAAAAATGTGATGATCATCACACTCCTGAGGACATGCGCCAACCATCTCTGCGATGCGCTCAATCAATGCCTGTTGGCACTGATCAACTATGACATCGTCAATTCTGCGAACCTTCCCCCCGTCAGAAAGAGCATTGATTAGAAGCAGGAGTTTGATCTTGGACTTAACTTCGGCTTTGTAGACTGTGCCACCGACAACAAGTCGGACTCCACCCTTTGATTTCAAGGCTTCAAAGAAATACTTCGGATACTCTGCCTGCTCTGGCTCAATATCAACGTTCTTATCTAGAATGAACTCTTTCATGCAAGGCTCTCGAACTTCTCTATTGCCTCATCGACAAAAAAGCTTCTGTATCCGTCGGGTATATTTTTGAGAGTTCCGTCCCGCAGTATCTCGATCTCGTGAGCAGCATTCAGCCCGTCTGAGCCACTGTCAAAATAAATCACTTGAGCGGAGTGATTGGTTCGTCCTTTGCGAAATGCCATTCTAAATCTATCAATAATAAAGTCACTATGAGTTTCCACTATCAACACCGATCCCCGCCGCATTGCACTGTAAAAGACTTCGCCCAATGCAGATTGCGCTTTCGGATGGAGGTGGAGTTCAGGCTGCTGAATCATAAAACTGTTCGCCCCAGTGGCATAACAAAGATCCGCGACAATTGGGAGCGCTTGACCAACTCCATAGCCTAACTCGTCGACGTAGTAGTATGCATCCCCCTTCTTTATCTGTAGCGTGAATGGCCTATCCTTTACAGCAGTTGACACGGAAGTTATGGAGATCTCATCATACAATCCGCTGCTTCTCCCAAACTTCTGAATTGACGCTCTAAGCTCACCGTCATTTTTGAGAACTTCCTTAAGCATGTAGGCGATGTGTTCTCCGGAAGCACTGAAGCTGTTGTTTGCTCCGTGATACAGCCTCTTTGTCTTCGCCCTCATTGGCCCGTAGTGTAGAGCATTTAACGAAGGGCCGGCTGCTTGAAAGCTGTCCGATCTTCTGTTTGCCTGGCTAGCTGTAATCGCGGCAACTTCCTGATGCCAGATGACGCCATCCATGTAGTCCGCCCATGCCACCTCACGAGAGCTCCGGAAGCGGATATTCGATGCAAAATGCAATCTCTCCAAACGATTGGCATTCTCGACGTGGGTCTCATCTGTATTATATCGTGCGTAGTGTATTCGCCGATAGAGGCGCTTTCCTTGTCGTTTTAGCCTAAGCACCTTTGTGTCTGACAAGACGGTTAGTCTTGTGAGTTGCATCCCTTCCTTGGTTTTCTTATAGGTTGCAAGCCTTCCAGTTACTGTTGGTCTTTTCCGAGCAGTTGTGTGATCACTGCTTCCGCGCACGAAGAAGCCAATTGTAACCTCATTGCAGCCCGAGGCGCGGGAGCAAATGTCGGATGGCGTGTCAAGGCCCTCCACAATTCCTTCAATGTCCAGTAACAGTATATGTTCTCGTGAGTCGAGTATCTCTATGAGTTGAAGGAAGCTTGACTTTCCCGAACTATTTTGTCCAACAAGGAAATTGCAGGCAAGGAGATTGTGCCATCCGTCAGGCAATCCCCGAAAGCCCTTAGAGAACGCCGCGTATCCATCAATCCTTTCGTTCAACATCTTTCAAGGCCTTTCTTAGTCTTTCGCGGCGACAGTAAGTTTCGTAGCTAGTTTTACCGATGGTTCATAATCAAACTTATATACGGCTGTATGGGCTTCGACAGGCAAATGTCCATCACTTCCAAAGGGCCTTTACCTTCTCCAATATGGACACGAAATGCTCCATCCCCTTAAAGTCAGCCGCATCTGTTCCAAGCTTCTCATTCTCAGGATCATCTGGACCAAAGATGCGTTCGGTCATTGATTGTTTCATTGTCCAGCGTTGCTCCTCCGGAAGGCTAGCAACGAACGGATCAAACGCTTGGACTTTAAGGAAGAACGACCTCGCCTTTTGCTCATTTCTTCTGTGGAGGTTAGATTGGCGCGAAGCGTAGATAGCAAACGAGATCAAGAGCATAGTCAGAGCTGCACTCTTTCCGATCTGTAGCCAGAAAAGCTTCGGAGGTTCAAGTTGAGGGGACAGGCAGAACAAGCTATATACTATCCACGCCACGGTTGCCAGAATGCACCCGACTGTGAGCCGTCGCCAGGACATTGCAGCGTCGTATTCTCGATCTGCTATCTTCTTGTGGCCGCCTGTAACGCTGTCATGTATGACAAGTTCGTAGAACTTCAGAATTTCAGCATGTTTGGCTTCGGCGTCTTGTTGGATGACGTTAAACCGTGTAGTGATCGAAGTGCGATTGGCTTCAGCTTGTGCCATCTCGGTTTCTAACAGGCTCTTCACTGCCTCAGAAGCGTCGCTCTTAACTGATGCAATTAGTTCATTGTATTCGATCTGACTTTTGCTGAGAATTGCAGCAAAGCTGATCTTATGATGACTTGTAAATTCACTATTCTGGTTCTCCCATTCGACTAGTTTTTGTTTAAAATTTGCTGCTAGAGATGCGGATTCAAGCCCTAATTCGTCAATTTTTGCTGCGGCTTCATTGATGCTATTCATTGCCTTCGCGGCGCGCGACTGTATATCGCCAAGTGCGCTTTCCATTCTTTTGGAGAAGCGCTCGAAGGAACTGGTAGCAGCTTCAAGATCGGACTGTCTCGGGCTTCTTCCAGACCGAAGTGCGCTTAATTGGTAAATATATCCGAGTGCTGCACTTATGTGTGTGTTCGCTTCCTGAAGATGACCTGGGCTGCCTTGTGCGGCGAATGCGCGGACACTGTTCATAGTGCTACTGTTAAGCTGATTGTTTAATGCCCCCAGAACATCGATAGGTGCCAAGTCAGGGTCGAGATCACCCACCGCCTTCTTCGCTAAGCCTATGATCTTATTGAGTCGCGTCCTTTCAGTCTCACTGGCGGAATCGATGGGAACGACGTTTGCGTTCACATTATCTTCTAGAATCTTGAGTGTTGCATGAATGGGGTGTTTTGAAAATTCGTCTTGCCAGCGCTGCATGTGCGATACTCTGAGGATACGTTGGATCAGGTTGTCTCATTCATGGGAACTGTTCAACTAAAAGTGTAGTGGGGTGTCCTTGGACTTGCTTCCCTATCAGGGAACCGGCGGGGGGAGGTCCGCGCAAGATACGCCGAATATAACTTTTCTTGATTTATGAAGCCTGTTATCATCATAGTATTTGATGATAACGAGCTCCGTTCATGCCTGTTGCGATTTCCGTGGCCGAGTTGAAGGCCCAACTGAACCTTGATTCCGAAGACGATGACGCCCTGTTGTCGCTGAAGATCGAGGCCGCCGAAGCCTATGCCGCCAGTTTCATCGGTGGCCCGATCCCCGACCCTGCACCGGCTGCGATCAGACAAGCGGTGCTGATGCTGGCCGCCTATTGGTATGAGGCGCGCGAGGCTGCGACAGTAGGGGGCAACCCCTATGCCGTGCCCTTTGGTGTTCACGACCTTCTGCAAGCGCACCGCGCTTGGGTGGTGTGATCGTGGCAAGCGACCTGATGCGCCAATCCGGCAAGCTGGCAAAGCGCCTCGCTGCCATCCCTGCCGAGATCGTGGCGCAAGTTCGCCCGGCGCTGGTGCAGGGGGCCGATGATCTGGCCGACATGGCCCGCGCGCTGGTGCCCGAGGAAGAGGGCGACCTGAAAGCCTCTATCGCAGTCACCCCGCCCGGTGCGGTGACGCCTGCCTATGCCGAAGGTGGCGGGCGGCGTGTCGCGGCTGAGAACCAAGCGCTTGTGACCGTGGGCAATCCCGAAGCAAGGCACGGGCACTTGGTCGAGTTCGGCACCGATCCGCATATCAACGGCGGCCAGTTCGCCGGTTCGCAACACCCCGGCACCGATCCGCAGCCCTTCCTTCTGCCTGCGGCCCGGCTGACCGAAGACCGCACCTGCCGCCGGATCGGGCGGGCAGTGGCGCAGGCCATCCGCAAGGCGGGGGCCGGCAATGCTTGACCCCGCACTGGCCTTCCAAACGGCTGTCCGCGCTGCGCTGGTGGCATCGCCTGCGGTGGTGGCGCTGGTATCGCCTGACCTGATCCGGGCGGGTGCCACGCGGCCCGACAAGCTGCCGTCGGTGATCCTTGCCGATGCGCAGACCGAGTTCCTGGGCTGCGCTGCCGGTTCGCAGCGCTTGGCCCGCGTCACGCTGACCCTGCATGTATGGGCGCAAGAGGATGGCGCCGACACTGCCCGCCAGATCGGCGCAGCGGTCTATCACGCTTTGGAGTTCGGGCCTGCTGATGCTGCCGGAGTGATGGTGGATGAATGGCACCGGCCCCGCATGGTCTGGCTGCGAGACCCCAAGCCCGAACTGACCCTGACCCATGGTGTGATGACGCTTGAGGCTGTCGTGCGGTGGAGGGTCTGAACATGATGCAAGCGGGCAAACTTCAGCACCGGATCGAACTGCAACGCCTGAATGAAACAGTGGCTGCGTCCGGTGCGGTGTCTGAGTCATGGGCGACCTATGCGACCGGCAAGGCCGAACTGCGCCAAGCGGGCCTGTCTGAGTTCCTGACCAGCTACGGCGAAGGCACCAGCAACACCGCTGTCTTCTTGCTGCGGTGGGTGCCGGGCGTGTCGGTGTCAGATCGGATCATTCACGGCGGCAAGGTCTGGAACATCGTTGCCATTGCCGAGATCGGGCGCAGGCGCGGCCTTGAATTGCGGGCGGTGGCGGCATGAAACCTGTTGCGATCTTCCTTTACGAACTGTCTGGCAAGTCTGCGGAACCCTTCGCCGCCGCCGGGTGGGATTGCTATTGCATCGACATTCAGCACCAAGGAAACACCAGCAAGGGCAATATTCACTTTGTCCAGGCTGATGCCCTGCGGTGGAAGCCGACCCGTGACATGGTGCAGCGCTGCCGGTTCTTTGCGGCCTTCCCGCCTTGTGACGATCTGGCAATCTCGGGTGCCCGTTGGTTCAAGGGGAAGGGGCTGCACCGGCTGTCGGATGCCATCGAACTATTCGCAGTGGCCGCCGAATGGGCCGAGTTCTTTGAAGTGCCCTATCTGATCGAGAACCCGCGCAGCACGATCAGCACCTATTGGCGGAAGCCCGATCATCGGGTCGACCCCTGCGATTATTCCCAGCTTGAACCTTCCGACCACTACACCAAGGAAACCTGCCTCTGGACGGGTGGCGGGTTCATCATGCCGCCGAAGGTTCCGCTGCCTGGCCCGGCCAAGCTGAACGTGATCCGCGACATGAAGGGCAAGGGCCGCGACCGGGCGAATGCGCGCAGCGTCACGCCCATGGGTTTCATGCGGGCGGTGTTTAACGCGAACTTCGGTTCCCAGGCACCGCAACAGGTGGCGGCATGAGCATTCACAATCGCGGTGTGAAGCCTGCCCTTGGCACCGACACCGACGCCCTGACCAAGGCCCCGCCCGCACCGGCCTATCTGTCGGCACAGGCCAAGGCCGAGTGGAAGCGGATCATGCCGCAACTGATCGCCCGGCGGATCATCACCCGCGCCGATCTGGCAGGGATTGAGAATTACTGCATCGCGGTGGGTGCGGTTCGTCAGATCGCGGATATTCTCGCCCTGAACCCGGTTCCCGATCTGAAGCTGGCCGGTCTGCAAATCCGCTATGCCCAGACCGCGCGCCAGCTTGCCGCCGAATATGGCCTGACCCCGACCAGCCGGGCGCGGATCGGATCGGCGGCACCGGATGACGCGGGCGATGACGACCCCTTGGCTGTGTGACCCGTGACCAGCACCTATCCGGCATGGGTCTTTGACACCTCGCCTATCCCTGATCCGTTTGGGCATGGGGAACGGGCCGTCACCTTTCTGCGCCGGTTGAAGCACCCGGCCAGCACCGCACCGGGCCGGGCCTTTCAACTGACCCCGTGGCAGGAACGGATCGTCAGGCGCATTTATGGCCCGCGCCATGCTGACGGTTCGCGGATCGTCAAAGAGGTGTTCCTCCTGATCCCTCGGGGCAACCGCAAGACTTCGCTGGCCGCTGCCTTGGCGCTGCTGCACCTTCTGGGGCCGGAACGGGTGCCTGCCGGTCAGATCATCTTTGCCGCCTGCGACCGGGAACAGGCGGGCATCGGCTTCCGCGAGGCCGCAGACGTGGTGCGCGAGGGGCCGACGCTGCGGGCGAAGACCAAGATTTATGACGCGAACAACGCCCCCAAGACCATCCGCAGCGCCTTGGATGGTTCCACGCTGAAGGCCATTTCTTCGGATGGGAAGGCGCAGCACGGCACAACGCCGACCTTTGTTCTGGTGGACGAAATCCACGCTTGGCGGGGCCGCGACCTTTGGGAAGCGCTGAAGTCGGGCATGGTCAAGCGCCCCGGTGGGCTTACAGTGGTCGCCACGACCGCAGGCCGGGGCCGCGAGGGTCTGGCCGCTGAGCGCTACGCTTACGCCCGCAAGGTGGCCTTGGGCGAGGTCCAGAACCCGGAATATCTGCCGATCCTCTTTGAACCGCAGGAGGGTGACGACTGGCAGGATGAAGCCCTGTGGCATCGGGTGAACCCCGGTCTGGCTTATGGCTTCCCTGATCTGGCATCGCTTCGCAGCACGGCGAAAGAGGCCGCCGACAACCCGGCTGAAATGTATGCCTTCCGGCAGTTCAACCTGAACGAATGGCTTGGCAACAGCACCGCGCCGCTCTTCAACTTCGACACATACGACGCCCGCCGGTTTGACGACGACGAAGCCGACCTGGAGGAACTGCCTTGCTACCTCGGGGTGGATTACGCCCAGTCAGGCGACCTTGCGGCCATCGTGGCCGCGTGGCGGCACGATGACGGGCAAGTCACCCTGAAGCCGTGGTTCTTTGTGCAGGGGGAAGGGCTGGACGCCCGCCAGCGCCTTGAAGGGGTGCCTTACCGCCAATGGGTGAAGGATGGGCTGGTGATCGAGGTTCCCGGCCCGGTGGTGACGCAGGCAGCGGTTCAGGATCAGATAAAGGCCATCTGCGCCCGGCATATGGTGGAGGAAGTCGCCTATGACCCGTGGAAGTTCCGCGCGGCGGCGACCGAACTGTTTGATGACGGTGTGCCCATGGTGGAGGTCCGGCAGGGCATCGCCACCATGGGGCCGATGAATGGGGAGCTGGTGCGGGCGGTGAATGGCCGTCTGATCCGCCATGACGGCCACCCGGTTCTTCGCAATCACTTCGCCGGTGTCGCTGCGGTGGTGGGCGATACCGGCCTGATCCGGCAGGCCAAGGCCGATCCGCAGCACGGCCATATTGACGGCTCTGTCGCGGCGGCGATGGCCGTGGGCCGTCTGGCCTTGGGGGACACTAGCCAATCCGCATACAACCGGCCCGGCGCGGGCGGTCTGACCTTCTTTTAATGAGTGAGTATGTCCCATGACGACTGTTGATCTTCCCGGCCTTGTGGTGCCGATCGAGGCGCGGATTGACCGCCTTGAACGTTCGCTGAAAAAGGCCAGCCAAGCCCAAGGCCGCGCCGCCCGCGACATGGAACGGCGGGCGAAGCAATCCGCCGACCGCATGGCAAAGAGCTATGAAGACGCGGGCGGGCGCATCTCGGGCGCGTTCAAGACGATGGTTCTGCCGAAGTTTGCGGGCATCGCGGGCACGGTGGCGGGAATCGGTGTTGCCGGTGGTGTCGCGGCTGTTCGTCAGACTGTGGCGGGGATTGCCGAGATCGGCAACGCGGCCAGGCGGGCCGGGATGCAGGCCGAAGCCTTTCAGGAATGGTCCTATGTGGCCGACCAGAACCGGATCAGCATTGACGCCCTGACCGATGGCTTCAAGGAAATGAACCTGCGGGCGGGTGAGTTCTTCCTTGATGGCACCGGGGCCGGTGCCGAAGCCTTCAAGAAACTTGGCTACTCTGCCGAGGAACTGAAAGAGAAGCTGAAAGACCCGTCCGACCTGATGGCGGAAATCCTTGGCCGTTTGGGCAAGCTGGATCAGGCCAGCCAGAGCTTCCTTCTGGAAGAACTGTTCGGCGGGGCCGGTGGCGAACAATTCTCTGCCCTGATCGGCAAGGGCGAGGCCGGTCTGCGCGCCCAGATCGCCCGCGCCCGCGAACTTGGCCTTGTCATGGATTCGGACATGATCGCCAAGGCCGGGGAACTGGATTCCAAGTTCCGCGAGGTGGAGACCCGGCTGCAATCCATCTGGCGCACGGGTGTTGTCGAGGCAGGCTATTTCTTCGGGCTGATCGAGCGTGAACGGGCCAAGCTGACCTTTGATCCTGACACCGCAGCGCGGCTGTTCGGAAAGGGCACCGCCGATGCCTTGGGTGATCTGCCCGAGGTTCCGCAAGCGGCCTTGGAGGAAATCGAAAGCCTCAAGATCGAATATGCCGACCTTGCCACCGAAGCCCGGCGCCTTGTCCCGGCGCTGTCAGATGCTTCGTCCATGTTGCGCGGTGTCGGCAATGAGGCGGGCGCAACGGCCCTGACCGATCTTGCCGCCCGGATCGGCGATGCAGCCCGCGCCTTCGCGGAAGGCGACATTACCGGCGAACAATATGTCGAGCGCCTGCGCGAGGTCATCACCGAAGCGCAGAACACCATCGCCGAAATGGATGCACTCGACCAAGCGCGCCTTGGTGAGGTCATCGGGCAGGTGCAAAGCCTGCTGGACTGGATCAGCCAGCTACCGCGCGCCGCTGCGGCCGCCCGCGCCGAGATCAGTGCGCTTTCCCTGATGGATACCGGGGTTCCGCTGTCCGGTTCCGGTGATGACCTGTTGCCGCCAAGCCCGCTCGCCCCGACCACTTCGCAGCGCCCGCGCGCCGCGCCGAACGATCCCGACTTAGGGGTGCCCGATCCGTTGAAGGCTTCGGGCGGTGGTGGCCGTTCGGCTTCGGAATATGAACAGGCTATCGAGGCGCTGAACCGTGAACGGCAGGCGCTGGATGCGCAGGCGGTGGCGCTGGTGGCCGCTTCGCAAGCAGGGATGCAGTATTCCGATGCTATCGAGTTTGCGCGCGTCCGGGCTGAACTGCTGAACGCTGCCCAACGCGATGGCCGGGCCATCGCCCCGGAACTGACCGCAGAGATTGACCGGCTCGCGCAGGCCCATATCGCGGCGGGCAATGCTGCCCAGAAGGCCGCCGACGATATGAAGAAGGTCGAGGAACGCGGCAAGCGCGGGGCTGAAGCCCTGTCCGATGTGTTCCTGTCGGTGCTGGATGGCAGCAAGAGCGCCGAGGAAGCTTTGGCGCAGCTATTGCTTCAGATGGCCCAGGTTCAGCTTCAGAAGGGTCTGATGGGCCTTTTCTCGGGAACCGGCATCGGCGGCTTCATTGGTGGCCTGCTTGGCTTCAGCGAAGGCGGCTACACTGGCCACGGGGGCAAGTTCGAACCGGCGGGCGTGGTTCACAAGGGCGAGTATGTCTTTTCGAAAGAGACCGTCCAGCGCCTCGGGGCCGACAATCTCGACAGACTCCATAGGAGCGCCCGCAGGGGCTATGCAAGCGGCGGCCTTGTCGGTGATGCCGGAAAGGTCGCAAGGGCCGCTGGTGACTCTCCTATGAGTCCTGCGAGGGTGTCTGCGCCGGCCATCACCATCAACGCCCCGGTGACGGTGAACGCCTCGGGCGGAACCCCGGAACAGAACGGCGACTTGGCCCGGCAGGTGGCCGAACAGACCGAACGCATGTTCCGGGGGCTGATCCAGCAAGAGCTTGTCAGGCAGATGAGGCCGGGCGGGATGCTCACCCGATAGGCGCTTGAATCCGCTGCCCGTTCCGGCTATGTTCAACATACCCGCACGGGCAGCACCAAGCACCAAGCAGTCAGGTTCGAGCAGACACCCTAGGGGAATGACGCTCACCGACCCATCTAGGCAGATCGTCAATCGCCTAGAACACGTTACCAACCTTGCCAGAAAAACCCCAGAAAGCCGAATACGAGACGGTGCGGGGAAGTCGTCCAGTTGGTAGGACGCAGGAACGCGCCCGGATTGTTCCGGGGTAAACGCTGCCGCCGCCCGCAAGGGGAAGGAAGCATGAATAGACGGCAGCAATGTCCAATTCCGAAAGGATGGGGTGACAACTGCCGGGCGTGATGCAGGTTGAAGGAAAGCCGGTCACGTCGCGCAACCGAAAGGTTGCAACCGCTTTTGATCGCAAGATCAGGATGCGCCGAATATCGCCGGGTAATGGAAGCCGCCCGGTTTGCTCGACAAGCAAGGTTCGGTTCACCACTGTTAAACGCAGAACACATCCCCCTTTCTCCATCCCGCACATCAGACGCGACACTTTGCGTCTTGGGATAGAGAGGGGGGGGATAGTCTATTTCCGCAGGTGATATTCACACTGTTCAACATCAGATGATGCTTCTGCGGGATGAGAGAACAGAAACGAGGGCCGGAGCGAAGCGAAGGCCGGCAACGAGGCCGAAGGCCGAGGCGCAGGGAGCCGCCAGAGGCGGCGAGTGTAGGAGTGAAGATGAAGAGTATCGACCCGAAAGACCTGATCCTTGCCCTTGCTGGACCGTGGGCGAACCCGGCCCGGCGCGAGGCCAGGTTGAAAAGTTGCAGCACCCTTCCGGCTGAACTGGTGGCTATCGCTGAACGCCATGCAGCTTCCGGCCCGGTGAATTTTCGCGCGACCATGCCAAAACCCCTTGAAGGGATTCCGGCTTGAGTGTAATAGTATAACACACAAGGGAGGGCTGGCTTCCAACTATGCCCTATATAGACGCCCTGCCGGTGAACCTGACCGGCAGGGCGTTCTCTTTTGTGGCGTAGCTATCCAGCTACCTAGCTAAATCCAGCCCGTTCCGGCACGGTAAGTAAGCACTTACTTTAATGTTTTCAGCTACTTAACCTCTTGACGGCCGATTCCGGCGCGTCCTAGATTCCTGTCACCAGCAACACAGGAACACCTCATGCCCCACTTTCTCACACGGAACGCTTACGACCGCTTGCTTGCCGATCTGGCCGGGGCGTTTGTCACCGCAGCCACCAGCACCGGCACCGATCTGCACGACGAACTTGTGAAGGCCCTGATGGCCGCGAACGTGCTGCCTTCGGTCTGCTGCGAGAACTACGGGCCGGAAGGGCTGCGGGTGGTGGCGGGGTAACGGGAAACCTTCCGCGCCGCCTGACCATCACCAAGACCACGACAACGGGCGCTTCGGTGCCCGTTCTTCTTTCCATCCCAACCGACACTTCCCCGGCGCGACCGTATCAACACTTACACGGTTGACGCGCCGGGCCACCCAAGCAGGGCCGCAGCGTTGCGATTAGTCGGTCAGTGCGCGGGAAGACAAGCCCATAACCCCGACACGGCACGGCAGCTATATCACCGGCTGCGCGGTGCCCATACAGTGAACGGAACGGGCGGGGCGAAAGCCTCGCCCTTTCTACATGATTGACGTTACGTCATCTGGTGCCAGAATCGGTGCGTTCCAGAGTGCCAAAATGTCATGTAACCTATTGATATTAATAATATTGTCCAAAATTCGAGTCCCTCACCACCCACCATCATCCCCGGAAATGGCAAAGGGCGCGAAGGTTGCCCCCCGCGCCCCTGCACGATCTGGCCGCAGATCAGTCGCGGACTTCGTCGTCGCCCGAGGCGACAGCCGCGCCGATGACCAGAAGAAGCAGCAGCGGAACGATGATCCCGCCCGACGAGGACGAGGTCGGCGCAACATCGACCGGATCTTCGATGACTTCGACCACGCCGCCGGCATAGGCCGAAGAAGCGGCCAGCGAGGCCGCGAAAGTCAGGGCAGCAAGCTTCTTCATGATGGCTCCTTTCACGAGCTTGTGACGGCGCTTATCCTGCCACGGCTCTGGCACTATTCCAGCCAATAGATGGGGTGATGCAAAGCTACCGCGCCGCCGTGGCAGCGCCGCAACGGTCCGGCCGCCGGCACGGAAAAAGGCGCGGCCGGGTTTCCCCGCCGCGCCTTGCGCACCCGCCCTGTGGCCGGTGCTCCGGCCTTACGGTTCCATGGTCTCTTCATCGTCGCCGCCCGAGGCGACGGCCGCGCCGATCACCAGCAGAAGCAGCAGCGGAACGATGATTCCGCCCGACGAGGACGAGGTCGGCGCGACTTCCATCGGCGGTTCATCGGTGTCTTCGGCGACACCGCCGGCAAAGGCCGAAGTAGCAGCCAGCGAGGCCGCAAAGGTCAGGGCAACAAGCTTCTTCATGATGGCTCCTTTCACGAGACCGCGATGGCGCCATCCTGACACGGCCCCCGCCGCTTTCAAGCCTTTCGGCGGGCCCGCACCCATCGCCCGCCCGGCGTGGTGCCGCTGCAACGCTTTCGCGCCGCAGCCCGCTGTTCGGTGCTGCACAGAAGGCGCGCGGCGCTGCGGGTTTGGGATCGGGCCGCGATGGCTATATGCTGATCCAAGCACAAAGGAGCCGATCATGAGCTGGAACCCCCTTCTGGACCCCGAGATCCCGATCGGTGACGCTGTCGACGCCATCGAGACCGTCATCGTGCCGCGCGCCCGCGATCTGGGCGGGTTCGAGGTGCGCCGCGCGCTGCCCTCGGCGCAGCGGCAGATGGTCGGCCCCTTCATATTCTTCGACCAGATGGGCCCGGCCGAGTTCCTGACGGGGCAGGGGGTGGATGTGCGCCCCCATCCCCATATCGGGCTGGCCACGGTGACCTACCTGCTGAAAGGCCGCATGCACCACCGCGACAGTCTGGGCACCGATGCCTGGATCACCCCGGGCGAGGTGAACCTGATGGTCGCCGGCAACGGCATCACCCATTCCGAGCGGATGGACGGCCCGGCCCGGCAGGCGCCGCAAAGCCTTTTTGGCTTGCAGACCTGGCTTGCCCTGCCGCGCGCCCATGAAGATGACGCGGCCGGTTTCCACAACGCCACCGCCGCCGACCTGCCGGAACTGGAGGGTGAGGGCAAGCAACTGCGCCTGATCCTGGGCGAAGGCTGGGGCGCCAAGGCCCCGGTGCCGCTGCATTCCGAGACGCTTTACGCCGATGCCACGCTGGCCCCCCACGCCGCGCTGCCCCTGCCCGACAACCACGAAGACCGCGGTGTCTATGTGCTGAAGGGTGAGGTCACGGTGGCGGGCCAGACCTTCGAGGCTGGCCGCATGCTGGTCTTCCGCCCCGGCGACCGGATTTCGGTGCGGGCGGGTGCCGAAGGCGCGCGGCTGATGGTGCTGGGCGGCGCCACGATGGACGGGCCGCGCCATATCTGGTGGAACTTCGTCGCCTCGTCGAAAGAGCGGATCGAGGCCGCGAAAGAGGCCTGGCGCGCCGGTGACTGGACGCATGGCCGCTTCCGCCTGCCGCCGGGCGACAACGCCGAATTCATCCCCGCGCCCGAACGTTAG